CTTGGAAATGGACCTGTAACAGATCGTTCTATAACAGGCTCTCCAGTTGGTAGTATAGAAATTATAATAACTGAAATAAAATAATACATTAATCTCCTAATTTAGGCCAATCGTACAATATACCAGACTTAGTTATACTACCGTCTGCATTAGTTGTGTATGTCACAAACAGTGCAGCTATTGCATCTGTATCTGCTGCATTATCTATAGCTGTTTCCATTTGGGTAGCTTTTGTACGAATGCCATCCCTCCATGTTTGAATATTACTAGGTATAGCTGTACCTTTATCTGCCTTACGAATAATAGCCCAATCTGTTTGACTGAGCAAGGCTCCTTGTTGGTTTTTAACTTCTTGTTTTAAATTAGATTTTACACCAAGAACTAAATTATCACCAGAACCAGTATCATCTAAATTTCTAGCAGTTTTACTTATCTTACCATCTGAACCCATAGACCAAGTATACAGACGGCTATCTGGTGGTGTTTCTTCTATTACCTCAACAACACCAGCAGCAATCTTTTCTGAGGCAGACCAGATATGCCAGTTAGCAGGATTCTGAACACCATTATCAGCAGTCCATGCTTTACCCACTCTGATTGTTCTGCCATTATGTTTCCACATTACTTTATTCTCCTATCGTGCCGTCGCTGTTTTGAAAGGGGTTTCAGCGATTGCGAGATAAATCATAGTTGCACCGTTGATCCCGGTGTCTGTGCTTCTCGCCTTGAAACCATTAGATAAAATGTCGATCTGATATCCCGTTGTTTCAGCGTTATTTAAATTACTGAAAACTTGGGCATTAGCTAAATTGAACGGCGATCTTGCAGTATCTTGGATAGGCCAGACCGTGACAGCATCGATATTCTTAACCAGCACGTAAGCGGGTCTAAATCCCGTGTACACAAAGGCACCGTCTGCGTTACCGTTTCCTTCGAAAGAAGAAATTTTTGAAAAGCCTTCGACTTCTGCGAATGCGTACATGATGTAATCATTGCCCGACCCGTTTGAGCCGCCGCCGGTAGCTATGTTTACAACACTGCTTGTCGGGGCTGATCCAAAGATTGCGGCGTCAGTGCTTTCTGCAGCAGTTTGATCGAGATAAATGACCTTGGTCGCAGCCGTGAGACCATCGTGATACACGTTAAACGACCTACTATTGTCAAGGTCTTTTACAATGATCATTTTTGGAGCAACGCCCAGCCCATGCCCAACAGTAGTTGCAGAACCCGTTCCTTGATATTTGATGATGCTGAAGCCAGCCGTTGTGTTAGCAGATGTAGCAGTTGTATTTAAGCTGCCGTCTTCGTTGGATGAGCCAGCCCCGTTAGCTTTCCACTGCCATGCGACGAATTTTTCCGTATTAGTATTAACCTTATCATCATCGCCAAGCGCAAAACCGTCTGACTCAAACGCCGTCAGCGTGTCGGCGTCAGTGGCTTCTGCTGCACTGGAGTCCGATGATATAATTTTTGTCGCACCCCTGACTGCATCAGTTAGTACATGACTGTCAGCAGCATCTCTATTTTTAATCCAGACCCAATCAGGCTGAAATGTGTTATTACCAGATTGATTAATGGATTGAGTTGATCCATTGCCAGTATAGGTCGTTGACTGAAAATATTTTGATGGGTCTATAATGCTTGGATCGCCTAAGTTGCTAGTGTTCCATGCATTAAAATTTGTCGGTGGTGTGTATTCAAAATCTGACTGTCCATAATTAACAATGATATTTTCAGTGGACCCGCCGCCAGTTAAAAGTGGCACCCATGTGCTATATCCAGAACGTATACTTGCTAAGTTCAAGGTTCCCTGTGACGAATTATCTTTATAAAAAGTTATTTCATCGTCGTCTAAATTAAGGGCCACACCAATTTTGCTACCTACAAAATATTCCGCACCATAAGATGTGTTGTCGCCATTTCCTCTATAATTTCCAGAAGGTGCGTAGTAGAAGAGCGTGCCGGTACCAGAAGCAAAAGCACTGCCGCCAAAAGATAATTCTGCTGGTGCTATGCCAACTCCCGGAAAATTAAAAGTACCCGTAAAAGTAGCTTCATAATACCACTTGCCGCTAGATACACCCATTGTTCCGCAAATGATTGGATCGGTTCCACTGGTCCAACCAACTTGCAAATTTCCGTCTGATAGAGTGCAGTCAGTGTCTATGTTAAGAGGATTTAAGGTGCAGTAGTTTGAGGTCGGACTATCGTTTACCTGATCCGCCGCCGCTAAATTGTTACTGGTGAAATCATTTCCATTTCCTGACTCATCGTCGCCAAGATCAGAACTATCTCGCCCATCAATATGAAATCCGTTTGTTCCATACGAACCAGAGTAATTTTTCGCTACCCACTGGCCTGTCTTGGAACTTGTTTCACCGAAGCTGCTCGGCCCCAAACTGCTACCATCAACAAAGTTAATCTCTGAAAGGTATCCGTCGAAGAACTGAGACGAACCGACTACCTTTCCTATACTGTGTTCGCCGGTATTATTAAATGCAGTCTCGTAATTTAGCGGCGGATTTGTATCTGTTCCAAAATCAGTAACTTCTGAGCCATTGATGTAAAGACGCAATCTGTCTCCAGCGGTCGAATTAGTTGTGTCAACACGAAGTACCAAATGAGTCCATGCAGCCGGATCACGAAAAACTTGAGTCGTAACAATTCGATAGTTGTTACTGCCATCGGAATTAAAACCAAGTGTGTTGCCGCTGAGAAACATAAGCCAGTCATCAGCTCCGGCTGAGAATATCGGTGCGTTTGCGCTGGTTATATTCGCTCGTTTAAACCAGCAGCTAAATGTAAATGTGCGGCGATTACCTGCGCTGCCGGGAGTACGATTAAGATAAGCAGAATCATCGTCGTTAAACCGAATACTTTGATCTATATCAAAACCACTTGCCTGACCACCCGCACCCATGAGAAGATTATTACTAAATACCATTCTTATTAATCCTAACTATAAGCTTGTGTCATAACTGCTTGAATATTCTCAGCAGTATCATCAGAAGAAATAGAGACTACAATATAGTCTAATCTGTCCATTGCATTATCACCTGTTGATAGTGTTGGGGCTGTGCCGCCAATAAAGTTCCAACAGGCATTATAAGCAACTGTACCAGAACCACCATCCTGCATCAGAAGAATACTACCAACCTGTCCTACTCTTGCATTCGTAGGCCGTGCCAGCGTATGTGCAGCAGTGACAGAGGTAAAGAAGTTCTGTGCTATACCGAAGTTCAGGGATACAGATGTTACACCGTTAATTGCTGTAGTATGTACAGCAGCCGCCGCTGACTCACTTAACTGTAGTTGTCCTTCCAGTGAAGTATTACCAGATACTCTGACAGTACCAAGGAAGCCAGCATTACCAGCAGCCGTTACCGTGCTAAGAAGATTGGTTGCCCCACCAACGCTAAGTGTAGAGTTCAGGCTTACTGCACCGGCAACGGTAACTGTTCCACCAAAATTTGAGTTACCAGAGACAGAAACATCATCCTCAAACTCTGCCTTACCTGTTGCTAGGAATGTTCCTCCAACAGAAGTATTACCAGCTATATCTACTGCGCCAGATATTGAGACTGCATCCTCAAAAATTGCTGCTCCTGCTACTGTAACTGTACTTCCAAAGTGTGCTGCACCTCCCACACTAAGAGTAGAAGCAAGCGATACCGCACCACCTATAGTAACTGTACCGCCTATGTTGACATTACCCGATACCGATACACTATCTTTAAATGTACCAGCACCCACTACAGTAACAGTGCTTGCCAGATTGGTTGCTCCACCTACACTAAGAGTTGATGCCAGAGATACAGCCCCTGCTACAGTTACTGTTGAACCAAAGTTGGCCGCACCGCCTACTGATAGTGTAGAAGCTAATGATACTGCGCCACCAACTGTTACAGTTCCACCAAGATTAGTATTACCACTTACTGATACATCATCTTTAAATGTAGCCGCTCCAACAGCAGTTACTGTTCCACCAACATGTAGATTACCACCAATCGTAGCATTGTTAACAGAAATATCTCCACTTATATCTGCTGAAATGCCTGTTAAATTAGAACCATCTCCATAATAAGCACTTGCACATACTCTTGCATTTGCTGCCTGAACATTAGTACCGGCTATAGTTACTGTACTTGCAAAGTTTGCTGCACCACCAACACTTAATGTTGATGCAAGCGATACTGCTCCTGCTACAGTAAGAGTACTGTTTAGATCAACAGCACCTTCCAGCGATGTTGCTCCAGCAACTCTGAGAGTACCTCCAAGTACAGTATTGCCGGATACAGATACATCATCCTTAAATGTACCAGCACCTACTACTGTAACTGTAGAAGCAAAGTTAGCTGCGCCACCTACACTAAGAGTTGATGCTAGACTTACTGCACCACCTACTGTTACAGTTCCACCAAAGTTTGAGTTACCGCTTACACTTACATCATCTTTAAATGTAGCAGCACCAACAACATTGAAGGGACCGCTAACCGATACACTGCCACCAACATTAATATAACCCGATACAGAAATATTTGTGGCAACACCAAGTTCAGCTTCCACGTTTGTAAGATTGGAACCATCGCCATATAAGAATGCAGCAGTTACATTACCAACTACATTTAAATTACCACTTACCGATACATTATCAGCAAAGTTAGCTATGCCTGTAACATCTAAAACACCACCAATAGAAGCTGACGTTGCTACATCAAGACGGCCACTAACTGATACATCATTTTTAAATTCTGTTTTTGAGGTGAGGGTGGCTGCACCAGCCGCTGCGAATGTTCCGCCAACCGATACATTATTTTTTAGTATTGCTGCATTCTCTACTGTAACTGTAGATTTAAATGTTGCAGCACCCACCGCCGTTACCGTACTTTGAAGTTGTGCTGCACCCGATACCGTTACCGTGGAACCAAAGTGTGCGGCCCCACCAATTGATACTGTGCTTTGCAGATGTGTAGCACCAGCCACTGTGGCAGTGCCGCCAACATAAAGATTACCACCTACCGTGGCATTGCTTACAGATATATTACCAGCAATCGTTGCAGTCACACCAGACAGGTTTGATCCGTCTCCGTAGAAGGTGCTGGCACATACCTTATCATCCACATGAAGGTTTCCATCAAGAGATACTGATCCGCCTACTCCCAACGCACCAGTAATCTGAACTGCATTGGTTGCTACTTTCAAGGCAGTGTTAGTTCCATCACCAGTTTGTACTGCTTTCAGAGAAGTATCTACACCAGTATTGCTAGTTGAAGAACTAACAAGTATTACTTGTTTATATGTGTTTGATATTAGTTGGCTTGTTAAATCAGTCATATTAGATTCCAATACTTCTCCGTTGATCCCCACGCTGTGCTGGCCTGACTCCATGTAAGATTTCTACCGCCCGTATCTGGACGAGGATTGAGAATAGCTGGATTATCTCTTACATCAGGCACATGATTTTGAGGATGGTTCTTCAGATCAAACTGTCCTTCAAAGTCTTCGGGACATACCAGCATCCCATAACTGTTCATTCTCATAGTGCGATGCGGATATACAAATCCACATACGTCGCACATAGCCAGTGCGTTTTTATTACTAGCCATTAGATGTACCTTAGTTTTGGTACAACACGCATTGAAGCTCTTTCCCTGTCCTCCTGCATAGCTCTGGCAAGACACTCTTCATAGTTTGTCTTCAGCATCATAATTCTATTTTCAGCAACAAGCGGACGCTTCATTGCCATATAATAAGAAAGTCCCGCCGTAAGGCAGGGTAAAAACCTTTTAGGAACATCAGCATTCTGACCTGCTGATCTATTTACATCTGTAAGTTCGCTAAATACTTCAATCTTTAAAACATCTGTGGAGTTCTCAGGAATAGGCCATACAGAAAGAACGGGGTTATCCCTGCCCCTCCTGATAGAATACTGAGATGATCTTCCAGTTTGTGTTTTATTAGGAATAAGCAAAAACTCTTCAGGTGTTATACGTTCTAGTTTAATATCTGTATCATCTCTGTTAAGAACAACTTCAAGAGCATCTATAGTAGAAGAAGATAGATCATAAGAAGTGGTACTTGCAGTTACAGTAAGAGATGATACACTTGTAGTCCATAATAGTATACCACGGTTTTGCCAATCCCGCAACATTAAATTTACAGATCGACGTGCAGAAGCAGGTTCATGACCAAGAGTGTCTTCACCCCCGATCATTTCCGTAGCTTCTTGTATAACCTCGTCTATGTCAAGGTTAAAATCATATGTACCTGAGACTGCCATTAGGTTCTATACCTTTTTGTTTTCCGTGCTATCTTTTTGGGCTGCTTCACGAACTGCTTCCCGGCAGCAGTCCCTTTTCTCTTTGCTCTGGTGGTCGCTGCATATTCCTTTGCCGATAAAGACTTGATTGCTTTCTCCGGCAAATACCTCTCCCCAGTTTGCCGTGATGGTTTGCCTGACTTTGTTCGCCATTTCTGCTTGCTCCATTTTGAAAGTTTATTAGTAGCTTTTTTCTTTTTGCCGCTGTAAGTTCCACCGGCATCTTTGTAATACTTAACAGCAAGCTGCATGGCTCTGGCAGAGTGCTTACCGCCCATCTTACGCTTTGCTCTGGCCTTTGCTGCTGCCCACTTCTTTGGGTCACGCTTAGTGGCTGTGCCGCCTTTCTTACGCTTAATCATTTCTTATGTATCTTCTGAACTTCAAAGCTGGCTTTCTTGGAAGCACCTTTATGAGGCTTGTAACCACCAGCAGGATTCTTCATAAGTTTAAAACCCTTTCCAGATTTCATCCAGTGAAAACCCTTGGGAGCATTTACTGCTTTCTTCATCAACACCTCCACCGTTTACGAGCTTGTCTTAATCGACTGTTAGGATTCCTAGCAGCCTTTGGAAATTTCTTCATTTGTCCAGCAGACCTTGCACAATATGACTTGCGCCTTGATGCACGTTTGCCTGTAGGTTTCTTTTCAGTTACAGCAGTCTTGAGTTTAGAACCGGGATTCTGCCTACGATACTTGGCAACACCCTTCTTGGTCATGCCAGCACCCTTCTTGGTGGGACGCTTCATGCCCCGACCAATGGTGATGCCTTTCATATTGCTAGGCTTTCTTTTTTTCTTTACTGCCATATGTGTACCTGTATCTGTTAGTTAAGTAGTTACAAAGTTCTTGCCAGTAGTTATCAAAGTTTTTATAATCAGTTCTGTCAGGTTTAATTTGACTGTAATCAATTAATGTACAGTCATCGTATCCTTCTTCTACAGACTTATTATATTTTTTTAAAAACTCTTTATTCATTAATACATTTTTTTAGAATAGGTAGCTTTACCATATCCACGTTTAGCAGCACCTACACCACGAACATATCTTTTGTTTTTCTTCTTGGTTTTCTTGGTTTTCTTTTTTACCTGACCACCCTCTTCAAAACCAAGTGCGGGCGCACCGGCAAATCCAGATGCAAAAGTACTTCCCCCACCTGTTAGATATCCCATTCCTATTTTAGCAGCCATAGGAAGAATTGTTCCTAAAAAACTGCTTCCACCTCCACCACCACCCTGTTGCATCATGGGTTGTTGTGGGGAAGGCAGTACATCACCGGGAGCAGCTTTAGCTATTGGTGTTCCTTCTTTTTGTAATTCCCTTTCAAGAAGAAGTTCCACTAAAGTTTTTTCTTCTTCTTCTTCTTCTTCGTTGTCTTTTTTCCTTTTTTTATTAGAAGCCATATTATGATCCTCTTAATTCGGAGCGTTGTCCTCGGAGCGCAGCACGTTTTTTTACTTTAGTTTTTTTAAGACGACCGCCTTTTTTGAAAGTACTATAACCTGCCCCTGCAACATCACTAACATTAGCAGGTCCAGCACCTATTGGATTTCCATATCCAGAAACATAATCTTCTAAGCTTTGAACTTCACTGCCTGTTGGCCCACTTTTTGCAAAAAGATTACCAACTTCTTTTAAAATAGCAGAAGTAGATTTCTTCTTTTTACGTTTTTTACGTTTAGTGGGTTTTATATTTGTAGGTTTATCGCCAGTAACTCCTTTTAAAGAAGCAATTAATTGTGATGTTTCTTTATTTTTTTTACGTTGAGCTTGAATTTTTTCGTTAGACATATCAAACTCCCTCAGTAACCACGCAGAGCCTTACCGTAACCTCGTACCTGTCCACCCATGCGACGTTTTACCGTGCCTTTAATCTGACCACCATACTTGGAATCAAACTCTTCCATAGCCATACCTTTTTCAGACGTATCTATATCAATCATTCCAAAAGGTGTTTTGACTTTAGACTTACGACCAGACATATCATCAATGAAATATTCTTTCATTGTTTCATAGCCCTTGTTATATTTCTTTCGTCCACTATCAACTGGCTTTGGTTTTGGTTTTGTTTTAGCAGGTACAGGAGGTTTTTTCACAGGTCTAGGGTACGCTTGAACTGAAGGAAGTTTGCCAGCTTCTGCTGGTTTTTTTCCTGACTTACCTCCTTTTAAAGCTTGATCAAGAGCTACAGCAGCGGCTGTAGCTGCTAAACCTCCAGCAACCTTTTTACCTCTTCCAGAAAGTCCGACAATTCTTCCTTTATCAGCAGGAGTTTTTGATGTTCTTGTTGGAACTTTAGATTTAGTGGTTGTAGGTAGTTGGTTAGTTTTTCTTGCTTTTGGTGAAGTTTTTGGTGCAGTTGGTTGAGTAGTTTTTCTTACAGCAACACCTCTACCGGGCTTTTTATCAGAAGCCTTTGACATTCTTTTTCCAACTTCACTAGCTCTCTTTCCAGCAGCTTTAAGCAGTTCTTCTTTTGCAGCACCACTGACTTTTCTAGCAGGTTTAACTGTTTTTGTTGCAACATTAGAAACTTGAGGTTTTTTAGCAGCTTTCTTTCTTGCCGCATCAGCAGCTTTCTTTCTTGCCGCATCAGCAGCTTTCTTTTTTGCCGCTCTACTTATTCCTGCCGCTATAGCATCATCTGCCTTTCCACCAGCAGAAATTCTTCCTTGACCTTCAAGGTCTTTTCTAGAAGGAGCTTTTGGTTTAGAAGCTACATTCCTAGCCTGAGTCATATTTATTTTAGGAGCATTTGGAGCTTTTTTAACAGCAGTTGCTGATGCTTTTTTAAAACCCTGTTTAGCAAGATATTTTGCTACATGGGGAGCAGCCATTCTAACACCACCAAGAACAGCCATTGCAATTAAAGGTATAGCCATAACTTAGTCCTCCACCTTAAAAGTTTTACCCTGAGTGTAGTCTTCATCAACTACAACATCTTGAGGCGGACCCTTTACTTGTGGTCCTTTACGTGCAGCACCATAGCCTTGGCCTGTAGGACGGCCTACAATCTCATCAAGGTCATGGGGCCGTTTAATAAGTGTATGTGGTCCCGGCATCTAACTTCTCCTTTTGCGTTTCTTACGTTGTGCCTCGCTAAGTGCGATGGCTATAGCTTGTTTCCTATTCTTAACTTTTTTACCAGAGCTACTTTTAAGTTTGCCCTGTTTGTACTCTCCCATTACTTTCTTAACTTTTTTCTTACCGGGGCGAGTAACTTGTTTCCTAATACTGGAGCGATTAGTCATAACTAGAGTCAACTACTTGACCACCACCCATACGATAATTTATTTTGCCACCATATTTTTTGGGTTGTGTTTTTTCCATATAACCTTCAAATTCAGTTTTCGGACCAGTTGGTTTTTTAACTTTAGGAGGTTCATATCCCGGTGGCCTTACTTTATGTGGTCCCGGTTTAGGTTTAATAGTAGGAATTTTATTGTTTCCTTGAAGCCCATCGTTTACTGAACCACCACCGTTAAGAGCTACAGTTTTATAGCCCTTATCAATATCTTCATTTTCTTTTTTACGTTTTCTTTGCTGACCAATAGTTTCACCTTTTCTAATAGTGCTTCTATTAGCTTTAGCTGCTCTTTTATCAGCAGCCTTTGCGGCTTTATCTATCTTTTCTTTATTTGCAGCAGAGTGTATTTGACCCTTACTTGGTGTTGGTTTTACTCTAGGAGGATTTTTTGTTCCTCTACCACCCTCAACACCAGACGTAACTTGAACTCGTGTTTTACCTGTTTTATAATCAGGGCGACTATATATCATTTCACCCTCTTTATCACCCGGTGTTAAAGCTCTTTGTCCACCAAAAGCTGTACCAGCAATCTTACCTTTTTTCAATTCTTCTTTAGTAGGTTGCCTCATTTTTTTCTCAGACATTAGGTTTCTCCTTATGATCCTGCTTGTGTGATTGTATTAGGACCGCCAGCAGGAGAAGCTGCAACTTCCATATCATCCTGTCTAGTTCTGCGAGCCTGATTACGAAGAGTTTGAATTGCGTTTTGATATTCCGCTTGCCATACCTGAAGAGTTTCCCAATCCTTCATGTACATGGTGGCTTCTATGAGACAACCATAAAATAAGGCATTATAACAGTATTCACTAAAGTAGTTACTGGTTGTAACACTTGTGCCTGTTGCCGATGCCAGTGCAAGCGGCTGTGATGCCGTCTGTATTTCAACAGTGGTTGCCGAAACTGGTGTGGGTACTATCTTAATACTGGAGTTAGTACGCCGTGAATAATATCTGGGGGTGCCTGTGGATGCACTTACAGGCCAGTAATCATTTGCATACTCAGTGGTACGTTGCAGCAAATTAGTTACAGTGGTTCCTGTACTTACAGTATAGTTTACGTTACGAACAATGCGTACACGATCATTCAGCGGAACGGCACCTGCATTCCCTGATGAAACTGAAACAGTCGTAAATTCATCCAGACCTACATCGTCAAGGTCTTTTGTAATACGAAATTCTGCTTTGGTAATGAAGTAAGGAATTTGCGTGGCAAACTCCGTTGAATCATTTTCGGTCGTATTAATTAGGTCTGTTTTTAAGTATGCATAGTTAGGCATGACTAGCCAAGCATAGCAGTTAGAACGCAACCATCAGTGGGACCAGAAACACTGACCACACCATATACCGCAACACCCATATCCCCGATATAGATATCACTGGCTTCGTTAGCTGCTACCTGAAACTTAATAGCTGTACCTTCAGCAGTCTTATTTGTAATCTGACGTTGGCCCTTAATGGAATAGGAACCAGCCGCTGTTGCCAATGCATGAATAGCCATGATGCGAGTGGTGCTTGGAATATTAGCATCAGCAGTTCCATTGCTCCCTACAGTCGTATCATCTTCAACATATTTAAGAACGGCATCACCAGTAGCTATTGCAACTTTAATATTTGTAGCCATTTATTTCTCCTTTAAGAATAAGAAGAGAGTGGCCGAAGCCACCCTCCCTTATTTTGCTGATTAACCAGCACTACCAAACCAGCCACGCCAATCCGAGACACCGAAGCTGTAACGCTCCCGTGCCTTGAACCGAAGGTTGCCGGTGTCGAAGTCCGGTTCCATCTTGGTCTGAAGCGGCGACCGCACAAACATCTTCGTGCCGTTCGGTACATCCGTCTTGACAAACCACGCATCCGTATCAGTGAAGCGACGGTTAATGAAGTAACCTTCAGGAACCATGCCCATGTGACGGGTTGCGTTGATGGCGTTCGTGTTCGGATTCGCATCAGCAGCACTCGTCTGAGTGTTACCGGGAGACGAAAGAACACGATCTGCAACCGCCCAGTAATCAACCGGGATATGCAGAGAAACAGCACTCGCACCAATCAGAATACCACGATCATCTTTGATCTTCTGAATGGAGGTAAGCGCAGTTTCAAGAGTTGCTTCTGACAGGTCAGCCGCACCAAGAAGGTTGGACTGATTACCATCAGAAATCGTCGGGTGAGAAGCGGAGAAGAACGCAGCACCATCACCAATGGTATCAGAGAAACCATTGTTGTAGATGTTAGCAGCCTTCACCTGCTTCGTGTTCGCCATTGCACGGGCTAGACCCCTTGCACGAAGTTTAGCGAACGTGTCATAAAGATTGTCTTCCATCGCTTCTTCGGTGACGGCAAAAGCAAGCGCAACGGTTTCCGCTGTGTAACGGGCCGTGTAGCTTTCCTGTGCGTCATCATAAGAAACCGATGCACCCTCTCCTTTAGTAGGAGCGGTGCCGAAACCAGTGAAGAGAACTTCTTCTTCAAAGGCACGGTCAGAGTTTTCAATATCATAGAGAGGCTCATGTTCATTGTTAACCTCTCCATACTCCATCCCAAAAACGGCGTTAAGACCGGGAAGGAGTTCTTTACTAATACTAGCTCTATTAATAGCCATGATAAATCCTCCCTATTAAGCCGTTGACGCCGTAGCCGTTACAAAACGGTCACGGTGATGGTTGAGCCATACTTCCACAATCGGATACGCATCAGAGTCCTTTTCGTCGGGGAACTGAGCTTT